GCGGGACCATGTTCCGCTTGGAGTGAGGCCGGTAGTAGGCGTACTTCGTGTTCAGGAAGAAGCACGTGTTCGACGTCGCGAAGCCGCCGATGCCACCGTCCAGGATCACGTCCGCGTCCATGAACTTGATGGTCGGGAACCCGAGGTTGCCCGTGCCCGGCGACGTGAAGCGTTGCATCGCCTGCAGACTGCCGACGTACATCTGCCAGAACAGGTTGTCCATCACCAGCAGATTCGGGCGGTCCATGCCGCGCACGAGTGACGCCCACATGGCGTTCATCGCAGCTTGGATCGTCCCCGTGGTCAGCGCACCCGCGTTGCTGACCTTGGAACGCCAGAAGTTCCAGGTGGCACGGTCGATGCCACCGTAGGTCCCCGTCGAGGGAGTCACCGGCACCATCGCGTCCAGGCCGACGAGTTGCTTCCCGCCCGCGCCGGTACCGTCGCTGTAGACGCCCGCCGCGATCAGGTTCGTCATCGTGGACTCGGCCACCTTCATGCGGCCTTCCATCAGATCGATCATCTGCTCGGGGCCGCTGTTGCGGAGCTCGTCGAGCCCGCTGATGGTCACCGGCACGGCGGCCTGCTTGATGTCGAATTGCGCGGCGGACAGTACATCCTGCGCAGCGACCGGCAGCAGATCGTAACCAGAGTACCACCCGGCATTGCCGTTCTCCGCGAAGCTGAGTTCTTCGTAGATCACAGTGCCGCCAGAGAATTCTCGGACGTTGCCCTTGTCCTTGATGTACGTCAGAAGGGCGTTGTTCTTCGTGACGTTGTCTTGGATCTTCTTGCTGCGTTTCTCGATCGTGGTGGCGACGATGTCGGTCACGTTCGGGAAGGCGGCGAGTGCGATGCCAGGGCCACCGAAGACGAAGGCGTGGATGGTGAACACCACATCGGGTGCATGGGGGAACAGGAGCGGCGCGATGGCGAGTAAGCCGAGCGCTCCCGCGACCCACTTGAGAGTGCGCGTCAGTTTCATGAGATCTCCGTAGAGAGTTGAGGAAGAATCACCGTTGGGTAGGGCGCGAGTGCTGTCGAATCGATGCGGTCAACGCTGATCGAAGATCATCACCTTCACCTTCTTCACCACCACTCTGCGACGGTGCCCCATCACTCGGGAGGCTGGCCGCTGCATTTTTCGCTCTCCGGGCCGCTGCGGTCTGCTGAGCCGCCCCTTGAGCCTGCTGGCGTTGCTCGACGATTCGTGAGATCGTCGGGTGCGCTAGCATAGCACGGCGGTAAGCGTCTGACAAGGTGAGGGTTTGCCCGCGTGCCGAAGCCAGCTCGAGCAAGTCGGCCATGTCATTGCGGAGATCGTAGGCGAATTCGTTCTTCGGGTCCGCCATGAAACTCTGCAAGTCCTGCGTCGCCTGCACTTCCATCTGCTGCGACGCGTGCTGCCGCTGCTGATTGAATTGCTGCATGAACTGCTGTACCGGCTGGAGCGCCTGCTGGACTTGTTGGTAGATGTGATCCTGCGGACCGGGCTGAACCTGCTGGCCGGCGAGCATCTGGTCCAGCGCCTCGATCGGCACGCCGAATTGCTTGATGGCGTTCGCGATCAACTGTGCCTTCTGGTGCGGGCTGCCGACACGGAGCAGCGCCATCGTCTGCATCGTGTTCTGAATGGCCTGCACGGGGGTCGCGCCCTCTGCGGCGATGAATGGCATGAACGGCTGCATCATGCCCTGGAGTTCGTCCACCATGCGCCGCGCACTGGAACTGTGCTCCAGCGCCTGCATGACCTCGCGCTCTCGCCGGGCGACAGCCGCCTGATGGTGAGGGCTCATCTGCTCCCAGCCCTGGCGCTCCTCCGGCGTCCAGGAAACCGGTGCGCGGACGCCCTGCTGCACCGGGGCCGGCGCGGGTGCGCTCACCGTCGGTGCTTGCGCTCCCTGTTGCTGATCCTCAGGAAGCGTGTTTTGTGAGGGGACACGCGGCGCGAACTTGCCGGAGGCGTCGCGGGGCCGGTCACCGGCGGGAGCGGGAGCAGCGGGGGCGGCGGTTCCGGCGTCGTTTCCGGCGTCGTTTCCGGCGTCGTTTCCTGGTTCTTGTCCAGCGCCCCCAGCAGCCTGCTGATTTTCGCCAGCAGAGGGTTGCTTCGGATCCCCCGAGAGATCGGCAATGGCTTCATGAATTTCTTCCCACATGACAGTCTATCCTCTTTTAATCAGGTTGTGAAACAGCAGTCATGACTTTCTGGGTCAAGTCCTGCCGGAGTTCTTTGTCTTGGAACGTGCCATTCCTCAACGCGGCGCGCTCCTGAGCCGCCTTCTTCCACGTGTGGCTGTAGTCGTCCATCGTGGTCAAATTGTTCGCCTTCATGTACGCGCGGTGCTTCGATCGCGTGGAGATGTCGGTACCGTCAGGCGCGCGCATGCCGTCATAGTGCCTGTCGCCAGCGAGCGCGTTCGCGAGCCCTGACATCGATGGCACGACTTCCAGACGACGCTCCATCGGTTTGGGGCAGTCATCGCAGTCGCAATACGGCACCTTCTTCGTCTTGGGGTCGCAGTATTCGTGGATCGTCTGGAAGACGCTCGCGTTCGCGTGGCAATCGGGGCACTGATAGGCGTAGGTCGGCATGCTATTCCTTTGATTGTTGTTTGTTCTGGCTGGCTTGGAATCTGCGGTCCTCGTTGGACTGTTGCTCGTTGAATTCGTGGTCTTGCTGGGTCATCTGCGCGGCATGCGCCTGATCTTGCGCCGCCATGCCCATTTCGTGCTCGCGAGTGGCCGCGTCCTGCATCGCGTCCTGCGCCTGCGCGAGCTGATTGCCCTGCTGTTTCATCTCCTCTATAGTGATCTTCGCCTGATTGTTCATGTTGGCGATTTGCACCTGGGTCTGCATCTGCTCGCGAGCGGTCTGCACCTTCGCCTGCGTGTCCTGCATCTTCGCCATCATTTCCGGACGCTTGTCCTCCGGCGGCTGTTGCGTCTGCCCTTCCTGCCCCGGCGGCGTGGGAGGCATCTGCTGCGCGGCGGCGATAGCCTCGTCCAGCACACTCTCTACGTCCTGGCTGCCACGGAAGCTGGCGGTCACCCACTGTAGAATCCGCAGCATGTACGGGATAGCCATCGGCATGGTGGCAGCGATGGCGCCGACTTGAGACATGAATTGACCGAACGCCGTCACGTACTCGATGCGCATATCCCGCTCGGCGTTGTAGTCCGCCATGGAGAGAGTCTGCTCGTTGATCGAGATGCGGTATTCCGCCTGCCGGTAGTTCTTGAGGAGTTGGACTGCCTGCTCCGCGAATGGTGCTGAGTCGGTCATGACGATTTGACTGTACTCGATCAACGTCTTCGGCTGGAAATGCTTGCACATCACTTCCGCACGGATGCGCATCGCGTGCTGTGCCCACTGGCCGACGTCCTGCTGGGTCAGTTGTAGCCGAACGCTGGAGTACTGTGCCTTGAGCTTCTGCGCGCCGAGCGTTTCACGGGGGTTGGACGACCCGCGCATGATGTCTGAAATGCTGGTCAGCTCGTAAATCTCCTGCACGACGAGCATGCGCTGAGCCACGAGCTTCTCCAGCACGGCTGCTACCTGCTCAATTGGGAACCAATCCACGCAGCCCTTGAGCCCGCCCTTTTCGGCGAGCATCGCCCAATTTTCCACGGCGATGAGGTTGAACTCCGCCCCGGTGACCATCTGCTTGAGTTCGGTCTGCTCCTTGTCGTAGACACCGACGACGCGCAGGGCCTTGGTCAGCGTATTGATGCGATCGTTGAGTGTGTCCAACTCCTCGTACTGATCCTGGACCATCGTGTAGTCCGCACGCGGGATCAGCGTGTTCGTCGTGTGGGTCCCCAGCAGGGGCTCCGGGCACGGGAAGAACTCGTCCAGCTTCAGCGGATCCTCTTGGTCCTTGAGGCACTCGTCCAGGTGACGATTCACCCAATAGACACGATTCGTGTCCTCGCACCAAATCTCGAAAACTTCCACCCGCCCTTTCTCGAAGCCCTTGGGCAGAATGTCATGCCCCGGCTGGCGCGCGGCGTTCTCTTTGATCTGCTTGTAGACGTCGTTGCCGAACATCTTGATGAACTTCTTCCGTTTCATCCAGATGCGGCGGGCGACCCACCACACTTCACTCCACACGCGGGCGGGTGACCAGAGGAAATCACGCCATTGAACGTACTCGATGGGCGCTTCCTCTTGCACAATGCGCTCGCCCTCGCTCGCAGGAGAGAGTTCCTCTCCGGTCAGCGGGTGTTTGATCGCCGGGATCGGGAATTTCTCCGTTTCCACGTCGTATCGGATCCAAACCTGCCCCATGCCGGGGATCAATCGGTCCTCCACGCCTTGGCTGAACGCCTTGTGCGACGATGACCCGTCGGCAGTCACGTCGAAAGTCAGCAGCCGCTGCAACATCAGGGCTGCGGTGCGCGCCACATCGTCCTTGGAATCGCCATACTGGCGCGTGACCATCGGCTTCGGCGGCGTGGCGTAGAGCGCGGACTTGAGAATCTGCGTATTCGCCCAGAAGATGTTGTAGCGGCGCTGTTCACCGCCGAGTTGATCCGAATCTGCTCGTTCGTCGAGATATCTCTTGACGATTTTGTCGGCTGCGAGACGCCACCGCTGGTCCAATTCCTTCTCGACGACCTGCAATTCGTTCGCCCACCAACGGCCGGAGAACTCTGCCACGGTCGATTGGGTGTTGTCTTCAGCCATAAATCCTCCCAGATGATTTTGGACCGAGGTCCCAGATGTCGTTTAGAGCAAAGCCGTACTTCAGACCTTCCGGGGTCGTGTGATAGGCGGGTTTTGGAACAGGTGGCGCGGCCTTCTGTCTCGGTTGGACGACGACAGCAGCCTGCATGAACATATCAGCATAGTGCGAGGACCAGTCATGCTCCGGCTGGTCGGTGTAGACCTTCTTGTCTTCGTCGTATTCCCGGTGATAGCTCTTCAAAGCCAGGATAAGCGTCTGACACTCAGGCTCGTTGAAGTACCACTGCGGGAACGTGCTCCGGCCGGCAGCAATCTGGTCCAGTTTGTCCAGTCGGGTGACGATCCTGGGCCGCAGGTGCGCAAGACGGAAATGATCAACGATTGACTTGCCGGTCTGCAATGACTTGGCCTTGGCGTCGTGGGGGAGCCATATCTGCCCCGGCCGCAGGCCACGATCATGCCAGAATTTGAGAATGTACTCGATGTAGTGACCAATCGGCAGCATGTTCGCTGCGTAGGCGTGCCCCATCAGGAACCCGTCATACATCCGTTGCACGAACCCGATTGTCGAGTCGTCGTGGAAGCCCAGGTCCATGAAGACGTCGGTCGGCAGATTGGGATCCAACGGGTAGTTGCCGATACGCGACGGCGTGGCCGCGATGATCTCTTCCATCTGCCGCGCGAAGATGGCACCGCGCACGCTGGCCTCGAACGAGCAGAGCATTTCCTGCGCGTACTGCTCCGGGTCCATGATCTTGCGCATTTCCGCAAGATCCTCAGCAGGAATGACTCCGGTCGAGGTAACCGGCAGCATGAGATTGAACCACGACGGATCTTTGAGCGCCGTGTAGTACATGTCCCTGAAGTGGTTCGGCCCGTTGGGCGTCCCCATGAACACCGCCCAGCCCCGGCGGTCGATAAGCGCGGGCAGCAGCACTTCTTTCCACACAGACGAGCGCATGTTGCCGAACTCGTCAAGCACCGCCCCGTCCAGATACAGACCCCGGAATGCATCCGGATTGTCCGCCCCATAGATGGTGATGCGGGGGGAATTCGGCAGCGCGCTCAGCTCAATCCACAGCCCGGACTCGTTTATCCTGTTCTTCGGGTTGAACGGGGCGGAGAAATCCTTGAGGTACTGCCACGCGATGTCCTTCGCCTGCTTGAGCAGCGGGGCGATGTACGCATACCTAGGATTATCCCGGGTGTTGTAGCTCGCCTTCTCGATCAGATCGTTGACGGCAGCGACCGTCTTCCCTGCCCGGCGATGGGCGACCATCGTGGCCCACCGCTGATTCCGCTGGTGGAACGCGCGGAAGTACGCGCGCGGGTGATACTTACTCTGGAGTGCGGGCATCAACCGGCTCCATCTGAACCGTATCCCGAGAAGTGGGGTGGTCATCCAGCGCCGTGGGGCCGATGGCGTGAACTAGAGTAAGCTGGCCCACATCCCCGATGACGAGCGCCTGTCCGGGGAGAAGCTTCGAGTAAAGCGGGTAGAACTTGTCGGGGTTCTCGTTGGCCCACAGGGCGAGCCGCTGGACACCACCGATCATCTGGAACGCATGCTGGAAAGCATTGGCGACGTCAGTACGGGTGAAGCCGTCTGTCTTCTTGCTCAGAGATGGCAAGGGTCGCGGCCCCTGCGCTCGCGCCTCTATAATCTCGAAGGCTTTCTTGTTGTCCATAGGCGCGCATGGTAGCAGCAGCGGAGCCTGTTCGACAAGCAACACGCATGGAACACCACTGCGATGTGTGCAATTGTAAGTTCTAAATGGTCAGAAAATTTCGCGTGAGGGTGGGGAGAGGCTGCCGCACTAGCGTGGGTGACACCCTCCCCGGTCGTCGACCGCGACGTCCGGCTCGCGATGTCTCGTCCGGCTCGTCCGTCGTCGACCACGACCACGACCACGACTGTCGACACCGACGAGCGCGCGAACGAGAACGGCCCCTGACGCTGCGTGCGCCAGGGACCGAGGGGTGGGTACCGAGCAGGCGGTGCGAGCCGCCTGCGTGGGGGGACCTAGACCGACGCCATGTAACCGCGCCGCACGACGTACCCGACGAAGATGGCTGGCACGCCAGCTTGCACCAGCGCGGCGACCGACGCCTGACCGTTGCCAGCCGCGACCGCGCTTTGACACTGCTGCCACCATGCCTGATTGTGCGGGGCGCCCACGCGATACGCCTTACCCGTGAGCTTGACCGACGCGATTGCCAGACCGCCGCGCAGTGGCACGACCGCCGGGGCCGGGGCAGCCGGGGCCGCGACCGGGGCAGCCGGGGCAGCCGGGGTGACCGTGACGGGCGACGGCGCCTTTGCGGCGCGCTTTGCAGCAGAAAGACCCTTACCAGCTTGCGACTTTGCCATGATTTTTCCTAGGTAGTTTTGCCGAACGGCACTATCGCCGGGGCACCCTCCTACATGCATGGCCCATGCCAGGCATCGGCAGTCGGCTTCTACACAGGTTATGCACAGAATAGTGTCGTTTTGCGTCACCTTCTGCCAAATCTTGGCCGTCGTTTTGCGTCGCAGCTTTTTCGCCACACTTCCGGGGTCGACTACAGAAGTGGGCGCTAACTTCGCCGATCGACGTCGCGCGCGGAAGATCGGAGGAGTCTCGGTCGACTATGACCTCACTGTCGACTCCGCTCGGGAGGACCGGAGTGATCCTCGTCAGACCCTAGCTATTCACCAGCCGGAGGAAATCGTTCCGGACTGCGTACTGGATGAAATCACGTCGGACGCCCTGTCGCTCCACGAAGTAGACGTTCGCGCAGATCTCGCCAGCTACGCGATCGTAGCGGAGCGATCCTGCGATCTTCTCCCACTCGTGGAGGTTGCGACCTGCTCGGACCTTGTAGCCACGAGCGCCCACAGTGATCTTTGACCGATCAGTGATCATGAAGTTCTCCTTTGACTGCTCCCCAGGGGCTCCATGCCGCATGGTGGCACAATCAGGCTCGAGCACCAGCTTGTTACATCTAGTGTTAGCAATCGGAAGTACTCATTTGGCGGACGGTGGGCTGGACGGCGCCACGCCCGACCAAAAGCCACCAAATGAGGGGGTTGCAGGGGGCAGGGGGGCAGGTGGCAGGTATAGGTACCCCGCAAATATAACGCCATATACCTCAAGATATCGCTATCATTCGGCAGCGTCGCACACTGTATACTTACCCCCTAACTACCAGCCACCTGCCACCCAATACAGCTAACCCATTGTCACATATAGCATTTTTAGGTGGCATCCCCACGGTGGCAGGTCCCCAAAGGTGGCAAGCCTACTCGCCACCCTTTACGGAATGCTGTTTCAGGTGCTTACGCGCCTCCTCCGGACCCCACGCCTCGTCCCGCCGCCTCACGATCCAGAATCTGACCTTCCTGCCGTCCACCTTTAGCTCGATCTTCTTAAATCCAGCTCCGTGTAGTTTGATCCCCAGCGCGTTTGTCTTACCAGGAGTCACCCCCGTTGGGTCCTCAGCGAAGCAATCCGCCGCTAGTTGCTTCCCCGTGAAGAGGCAGAGAGACTTGGCATAGACCCGCGATAGCGTGCTATCAGGATCTTCCCAAAGGGACTGCACCCACTGCTCGTCCACCTTGCGAGTCGCCCTTGTTACCTCGCCCTTGTCCTCAGTCATGGGAGCCCACCCCTTCGGGTCGAATCCTTCGAGATCAACATTGAGCAGATAGTCGTAAAGCGCCGCCGCGCCCTCACCTTCCGCCCAAGCGAAGTAATCATCCCACATGCTCTGCGAGCGGGCCACACCACGGTCACCGAACCGCACCACTGCGCATCGCCTATCGTCATCATCAAGTCGGATGGAATCGAGATAGTTTGATGTCGTCACAAGCTGGGCGCAGTTCCGTACGACATACTCCGGCTGGCCCTTCGCATTGACCACCATCGTTTCGGAAGTGACAATCATCTTGATCTTGTTGGTGATTGCCAGCGCGCCCTGCGTATTGTCAGAGTGCATCTCGTCCACGTTGATGAATTGGCGCTGCGCGTAGACTGAATTAAAGTCAGCGCCGAGCTCGCGCTTGGAGATGATGACAGCGTTCGGCCCGTAGATGCGCATCAGCGGCCGGAGCAGCGCCTGCTTCCCAGCCCCGGGCGGGCCGAATATGTGCAGGAACGTGGTCAGCTTGGCGCCGGGGTTCTGCAACGGGTAGGCGAACCACTGGATTATCCACTTGCGGAGCGCGGCGTCACCGACGTTGCGTTCAAGGAGCTCCAGCCAAGGATCGACTTCTCCCTTGTACGGCTCCAGCCCCATGCCGCGCCACAGATTGAGTTTACCGTCTTGCAATTTGTCACCTCCAGGCATGTAATCAAGGCACTCAACGACCGTTCGTTTGTCCCAAGTTAGCCAGTGCTTCGGGACATTGACCTTCGTTTCTTCCACGAAGGCCGTGAAATGGGCGTAGTTGACATCGCAAAAGACCGCGCGAGTCATCAACGTGCCAGTCGCCTGCTCAGCGATGCGCCCCATGGAGCGGACCAAGCAGACCTCCTCATTCAATTGGAGCTTCATGAGCTCAAACGGGGAGACTTCTACGATCTCGCCTTCGTCATCGAGATAGGCGCGGACTTCTTCAGGGCTCTTCGTGACGGCAAAATCGTCAAAGCCCCAATGCTCATCGCCATTCTGGGGAAGCAGGAGGTGACGCGCCTGCACGCCACAGATTTCCAGCAGCTTCGCGGACAGCCTGCCGATAGCAGTTTGGACGTCCCAATTGTCCAGAGCGTTGCTGTCGAATACGATTACAGGCTTCAGCTTGAGCCGCTTCCAGGGCAGGTCTCGTAATTCCTGTACCAGAGCGACTTCGTGCTTCTTTGAAATCCATCCCCAGACGCCATTGAGTCCGATTGACCAATAGCCGAAGCGTGCGCCTGCGATTGCCTTGATGCAAGACTCGTGGATGTAGATTCTGTCACCCTCTTGGAGCTTCGTCCAGTCCTGCGTGGGGACAAGATAGGCGTGTGGAGCTTCCTGTGGCGGGCAGAACATCTTCCCACGCTTGTGCGGGACTAGGTTCGCGAAGGATGGGAGGACGGGCCGCGGCCCTGTATCGACTAATCGGGCGCTCCACCAATCGATATAGTCGCCGCTAACATTGAAGTGAGGGAAGACTACCGCCAGCCGGTCGTCTGTGGATATGCTCCCACGTGCTCGACGAATCAGTTCTGCTGCTGGGAAGATCTTAATCCCAAGGTCATCGAGCATGTCCTGCTCAATGCCTCTATCCCGCAGGTATTTTAGAACGGCTGGGAAGCCAACGTTCTGAATTTCTGACCGTATGCCCTCTTCGGCGGCCATTTGAGGGAAGGTTAGCATGGTCTTCCCCCTTGCGCGCGCACGCGGGGCGTGCTATACTGCATTCGTTTCTCCTGTTCAGAGTTGACACGTCACGGGACGTCTGAAAGGGCCTGATGCTTCGCCGGCATCAGGCCCTTTATTCATTTGTGCCTTCGAAGGCACCGCCCATTGTAGCCCCTGTTGCGTGCTCACAACAAGCCTGGGCGCCTTGTGTTCCTGCTTGACAAGCCTATACTGCATTGGCTGGCGCTCTTGCCAGCATTCCTGAGGTTTCCAATGCGTACAATTCCTCTATACCCCTTCCGGGAGCGGAACAAGGGTGAACGTTACGACAAGCGTGTGCTCCCAACGCCGTGCTTCGAGCACGAAAATCAGGCCGTAGTAGAATTACCAGAAGAAACGGTCATCGGGAAAGTCCAGGTGCATAGCGAGTTCATGGCTACGCCGCCCATGTATGCGGATCCAATACCACACGAACGTCTGATTGTCACGCTAACAAGTGGCCTTCAGGTGCCCGCGTACAGGATTAAGTCGCCAGATAATTCCTTCTGCATTTGCCAAGACTTCAGCCACAAAATCGCTCAATAACAGGAACCAGTCATGCAACGTCCTTACGAAGTTCGCTATTTCAAGGTCCATAAGGGCCAGCCCGACAAGATCGGTCACTGTGCCAGCCCGCGCAACGCGATGATCGCATGCGTGCGGAACATCTTTGACAACGGCATGCGCTACGCCGAGGTCTGGCTGCCCGGCGGTGTGCACATCGCCACCGTACAGACCGACGGTCCGTCCATCTACATGATGGTGCACGCCAAGACCGGTAAGGGACAACTGCGGAGGGTCGCGTGATTCCAACAGTCCTTCTAATCATGGCACTGCTGTTGTTGATCGGTGCCCTGAAGGCCAAAGGGACAACCCGAGATGTCTACTGCGCCTGCGCGGTCGGGATCATGCTTGCATGGTTCGCGGCCGGCGGGCCGGGCGTATTCACAAAATAGGAGAAGAAATGAATTTCAAGCCAATGCTCGCTGCCAGCCTGGACGGCGTCGACCTGGAGAGTCTGCGCTACCCGCTGCTCGGCAGCCCGAAGCTGGACGGCGTGCGCTGCATTGTCTGGGAGGGGGTCGCCTACTCGCGTAATGCGAAACCCATCCGCAATCAATTCGTCCAGGCGTGGGCGAAAGACTTCAGCAACCTTGATGGGGAATTGATCGTTGGCGACCCGACTGATGGGCTCTGCCTGAACACGACGCAGTCCGGTGTCATGTCCATTGCGGGCGCGCCTGATTTCTATTTCCACGCGTTTGACATGCCCGAACGGAATTATACGGGGTTCTATGACAATTACGAGTGGATGATAACAGAGCTTGACGCCACGCGCCTCATGGTAGTGCCGCACATTCTGATTAAGGATCACGAGGCCCTGCTCGCGGCGGAACAGAAGTTTCTACTGGCCCGCTACGAAGGCATGATGCTTCGCAGTCTTAACGGCCCCTATAAGAACGGACGCAGCACGCTACGCGAGGGGTACCTCATGAAGCTCAAGCGGTTCACTGATGGGGAGGGGCAGGTGATCGCCCTCGAAGAGGCCCTGGAGAATCAGAACGTCCTGCAGCGTGACGAGCTCGGGCGGGCCAAGCGGACCAGCCATCAGGAGAACATGGTCGGCAAGGGCATGGTGGGAGTGATCGTCGTGCAGGACCGGGCCACCAGCCAGACCATGCGCCTGTCGCCAGGAATCATGACGCATGCGGAGCGGGAGTACTTCTGGAAGGAGCAGTGGCGGCTTATCGGCTCCACCGTGCACTGGCGCGCGTTCGGCTACGGCCAGAAGGACACGCCCCGCTTTCCTCGTTTCTACGGCATTCGGGAGGACCTATGAAGGAAGTCATTCCCGCAGGGTGGAAGATCAAGCGCGCCCCGCGCGGGCCAATCAAGACCCTCATGATACGAGCACCGAACGGCTATCAGGCCATTGTGAGCTCGCACGATCGCAACCCCCAGAACGTTCTGTTCATGTTGGCGGACACATTGTTGACGCAAAGCGAGGCGACAGCGTGTCTGCCAGCATGCATGAGCGCCGGTGGCGGCACGGCCGACGATTACTGCGCGTTGACATTGGGCGCGTGCGCGCTGAAATTTCCCAGCATGACAGAAAAGCGGATCGATGAGATATTTGATTCGCTCAAGGACGCGCCCACCTTGTCGTTCAGGTATCTGGTCACTGAGGCCATTATCAAGGAGCTTAAGAAATGACTGCAATCATGGACAAGCCAACCTACGAGGAAGCATACGAAGCTGCGCGCGTCGCCGTCACAATGGCCGCGTGGGATGTTGCAGAGGCCGATCCCGATCATGCGCAACACGAAATTGCAGTGTTACGACAAAAGCTTGTGCAGCTTGACAAGATCATCAACCGGGAACGCAGCCGTCGCACACGCCCCATTATCAAGGAGCTTAAGAAATGAGCAACGGAGAAAGCGCGAAGTGGGAAGCCACGCAGCTACTGAAGAAGATGGAAGACGGGGCGAAGCTCAGTGCGTGGGATATTCAATCATTGATCGTTACGCTTGGCGGGCAGAATGTCTTGCCCGAAAGTAACGAGCAAGGCAATCTCGTCGATCCAGGCGCGGCCGCGCTGACGCTCGCGCTGCTGATAGTTGCCCACGGAGTCTAGGGTCAGATTGTTACCTTGATCACCCCGGCTGAGCGCAGTCCGTGCCATAGTGCAAGTACGGCAATCAGCCGGGCTTCGTGGGATAGCAATGGACATAGTCGTACACTACGTCGCCAGCGACCGCACCCGTGCGGAGACATTCAGGAATGTAGTTGAAATTGGCATCCGGCCAACCAGCGTGGAGATCGTCTACGAAACAGGAGGTATCGTACAGTGCGCGCGCATGGAAGATGTGACGCACATCCGCGCAGCAGCAGCGAAGGTGCTGCTTCCGAGCATCGTGTAAACCAACAACAGGAGGTATGAAATGACAACTTGGTTGATCAAACACTTGACGGACCCGGGCGACGGGCTCGTGTCCCAGACCAAACTCAGACTTGCGGGGGACGATGGGGATGACATCGTGGCGGTTGTGCAGGCATTCAAGGAGCAACACTCCGGCTGGATCGTCAGCGCCGAAATCGTGGAACACGAGTTGATGACTCCGGCCCGCGCCGCGCCCGAGCAGCGAAAGGTGTTCTGCGTGATGCTGAACAACCGCATCTTCAGCGGGTACATGTTCGCTGGTGGAGTCGCTACCCCCATGTATCACGAGACCCAGCAGGGACTCACAGCAGCAATCTTTTTCACAGCAGAGGAGGCTCGCGAAACGGCAGAAGAGCTCCGGGAGCGCACTGACTACCGGCACGACGTTCACATCATCACCATTGGAGAATGACATGGCACGCCCCATTATCAATTCACCGCGCATGCTGCGCACAGGGCAGCCGCTGACCCTGGAACAAATCAAGTCAGTGGCCCCGGCAGTGTTTGCGTCTGGACCCCATGAAAGCCGTGGCCCACGCTACGCCTACGTGCCCACCATCGCGCCGCTCCAGACGCTTCTGGACAGCGGGTGGCATGTCTACGAAGCCGCACAGCAGCGCGCCCGCGCGGCCGATCGTGACCCGTACACCAAGCACATGCTCCGCATGCGGAAGGAATCCCTGACGAAGCATACGGACGGCGTGCCGGAAGTCATCCTCATCAACGGACATGACGGTAGTGCCTCGTATCGGCTGATTGCAGGTTACTTCCGCTTCGTGTGCTGCAACGGGCTGATGGTCGGGAGTCACATCAGCAGTTTCACCGTGCGCCACACCGTCGGTCCACAAACCAGCGATGAAGTGCTGCGGGCGGGGGAGAAGACCATCACGGAGAAATTCCCAGCCATGATGGAGCAGATGGAGAAATGGAGGAAGATCACGCTCTCCGACGCTGCGGCCTACAGTCTGGCCAAGACGGCTGTTCAGCTACGCTACGGAGACACGGTGCCTCCGTTCAAACCGGCGGAACTGCTGCTCGTGCGCCGGGATGCAGACCGTGCCCCCACGCTGTGGAACACGCTCAACCGCATCCAGGAGAATATCATGGGCGGCGGCTGGGAGACTCGCTCGGCCATGTTCGGACGCAAGTCCACCGTCCGCCCCGTGGAACGCGTCAGCGCGGTGGCGAAGATAAACGGCGGACTCTGGGACGCTGCCTTCCAACTGGCGGAGGAAGCCTGATGCTCTACGCCCTTGCAGGCGCGTGCGCAGTGATGCTCACGCCGAGCTCCCACCAGATGTTCGTGGGCACCGTTGTGGTCGTGGCGAGCATCGTAGTAGCGCTCGTCTCTGAAAAGTGAGGGACCATCGCTGAATGGGCTTGCGCCCCAGCCCTGCCAGCCCTACACTGGCAGGGCTAAACAGCGAGGAGCAAATGGCGACTCACATATACGAACGAGCAGGCGTACTGCTCAGCATTGATTATCTACCAGGGGAGGAGCCCACTTTCAATTCTGTTCGCGTGCTGGATGCCGATTATCGCCCTACCGGCCCCGAGTTGCGCGACCTTTTCCATGAGTTATTTGTTCTCACCGGCCCGTCTGACGGGTCACCTTTCTTGTCTCTTGTTGCCGAGGATCTGCCATGCCTACCAAGAAATCCAAGCCCAGCGCTCCTGTAGCTGAGCCTACACCCCTCACCATCCCCGACCTGATCATCCTTTCGCATTCAGGGATTCAGATCAAGGGGGAAGACCTTGCGAGAATGACGACGCACTACGCCTTGAAGCGTATGGAGCGCCTCATCGCCGACAAGACAGCCGCCAAGTTGAAGGACGAAGAGAACGCCGCCGCTGCGTGCCTCATCGAACAACTGCGCGCGCAGAAGATTCAAGCCGTGGGTGGTGACCGCGTCACCGTCGCGCTGAACGAAACCGAAGAGCCTGTGGTCAAGGACTGGCAACTGTTCTACGCCCACATTCTTGCCACGCAAGATTTCTCCTTCTTGGAGCGTCGGCCGGGCAGGGCAGCGATCAAGGAGCGCTGGGCTAACTCCGAGGACGTTCCGGGTATCGACAAGTTCCCGGTCTACAAGTTGTCTGTATCAAAGGTGAAATAAACATGCCCACTGCTGCCCCGCGCACCAGCGCACGCGCCCCTGCTTCGCAGGCCCCCAAAACCGCCTCAGGACCCGCTGAAGCCACCGCCCAGGGGGGTAGCCTAGCCCTGGCACCGCTCACGGGCTCTGGAGCCGTCGCATTACCGGCGGATGTGCTGGCCGAGCTGGCCGCCGACGCCAAGGAGGCTGCCGCCAAGGAACGACCCAGCATCAGCCGCATCTCGTTGAAGTCCGGTGTCATGTCCTACGGCAACCAGGCCATCCCCGGGAACCAACTGGACTGCGTGGTCATCGCCGGCGTGTTCAAGAACGTCTACTACTCGAGCAGGTACGACGCGAACAATATCGTCAACCCGAACTGCTTCGCCTTGTCGGAGGAAGAAGACGAGCTCGAAGCGCACGCCAACGTCCCGGACGATAACGTGCCGGAGGACGACCCCAAGGTCCCGCGTGAAACGCCCCGGGCGTGCAGGGGCTGCTCGATGAATGCCTGGTCCAGCGATCCGAACGGTGGCCGTGGCAAGGCGTGCAAGGAAACTCGCCGACTGCTACTGCTCCCGTTGGACGCGCTGGATTCTGTCGCAAACATCAAGAAGGCCGAGCTCGCCATCCTGGATGTGCCGGTCACCAGCGTCAAGAACTACGGCAATTTCGTCAACGCGCTCGCAACGACCATCAATCGACCGATGTGGTCGGTTGTGACGAAGGTGAGCGTTACGCCGAACGCCCGCACGCAATTCCAGATCAACTTCGAGCCCATGTCGGCCGTCGCGGACGCGGAGATCCTCCACGCGATCAAGCTGCGGCGAGAAGACGCGCTGCGCATCGCGTTGGTGCCGTACGACGGCGTCGGTGGCGAGGCCGATCCGGAGGCAGCCGCCCCGGCGAAGCCCCAGCCCGCCAAGAAGCGGAAGTACTGAACCCTCCCCGCCTCGTGAAAGCGAGGCTTTAACCCCGGGATGTTGTCTTTGCAGGGCATCCCGGGGTCTTTTTAACGACTATGGAGGTTCAGTGATAACATTTGACTACGAAACCGAAGGCATCGTCGGCAATCCTATCTTCAACCCGCCGCGCCCCGTGGGCGTGTCAATAAAGTTGGGGGACCAACGCTCGAAATATTGGGCGTGGGGCCATCCAACCGGCAACAACTGTTCGCAGGAAGAGGGCTACGCCCGGCTGCGGGAGGCGCTCAAACGGGACCCAGAATGGCTCGCTCACAACGCAGCTTTCGAAGCGGCCGTGACGAAGAAATGGTTGAAGCTCAAGAAGGGCAACCCGGTCAATTTCCACGACACGCAGTACCTGCTATTCCTGACTGACCCCTACGCCTACACCTTCTCGTTGAAGCCATCGGCTGAGCGGATTCTCGGGATGCCGCCCAGCGAGCAGGAAGAAGTCCGTGACTGGCTACTGGCCCACCAGCCGATGCGGGAACATGGAATCACGCTCGGCACGGGCAGGGAGGAGACGGAGACACGCCACTTCTGGGCGCGTTACATCTGCCTTGCCCCGGGGGATTTGGTCGGCAAGTACGCAGAAGGCGACACAGACCGCACCTACGAGCTGTTCCGGAAGCTACATCCGCAGGTTCTTGCGGACGGCATGGAGCAAGCCTACCAGCGTGAGCAACGACTGATGCCAGTGTTGAGCGAAAGCTCAGCGCGGGGCATTCGTCTTGACACAGGGAGACTGAGCCGTGATCTGGAGATTTATACTCAGGCGCAGAAGGCCGCTGAAGACTACCTTAAACAAGTCCTCGGAGATTTCAACATTGATTCAGACCGCGAACTTGCTGCGGCGCTGGATCGTGCTGGTCAAGTCACGGAGTGGGTTCTTACTCCTACAGGAAAGCGGTCCACATCACGGAAGAATCTCGCCGGACGTGTCCGTGATCCTAAACTACTTAGCGTCCTGGGATACCGTGGAGTTCTTGGAACCTGCCTCGGGACATTTGCTCATCCATGGCTGGCGCAAGCAGGGCGTGAAGGTGGCCGTCTTCATCCCCAATGGAACCAGGTTCGTGGGAACCGAGGCAGTGATGGAGACATGTCGGGTACTCGCACGGGGCGCATGTCTTGTCGAGAGCCAAATTTCCAGAATGTACCCAACGACTTTGAGGGATTGGTGATCCCCGATTTCTTGAAGGACATCATCCCGCCGTGGCTCAACCCGGTGCCCCTGCTGCGGCTCTATCTGCTGCCGGAGGAGGGTCACGTTTGGCTCAAGCGAGATTTCAACGCGCAGGAAATGCGTGTCATGGCTCACTTCGCCGAGGGGCATCTGTATGAAGCTTTCCACAATGATCCTGCAACTGACCCTCATGAGTCTGTTCGGAGGATTATACGTGATCTCACTGGCCTTGACCTTCCGCGCAAGTACGTTAAGATTACGGGCTTTGGGATCATGTATGGTCGTGGTATCGATAGTCTGTCTCTTGCTCTCGGCGTTCCTAGGGACGAGGGAAAGAGCGTCC